AGAACATGACAATTAAATAGAGGTGATACAGATGAAAGAAATACCGTTATTGACGGCTAATGATGTTGAGTGCCGCATAAAGAAGATAACGAATGAAGGGGCAGTTCTTTTGCTGTACAAGACCGCAAGGGTAGATATGCGTATTCTCGACGAGGTGTACGGCTCGATGAACTGGCAGCGACATCATGAAGTTATCAATAATAACCTGTTTTGCACTATATCTGTGTGGGATTCGGATAAAGCTCAATGGATAAGCAAACAGGACGTTGGCACAGAAAGCAACGCCGAAGCGGAGAAGGGACAAGCGTCCGACGCATTTAAACGTGCGGGGTTTGCTTGGGGGATTGGCAGAGAGCTGTATGATTCGCCGTTTATCTGGATATCTGGGAAGGTCAGCAAGTACGACCGCTTCCATGTAACTGATATCCAGTATGACAGAGAAAATCAAGAGTTTACCCGGCTCACGATTTGCGACGATAAGGGCAAAGAGCGTTATCGCCTTGGAACGAAAACGGATCGCCCGCAATCAGCCGATGACCGCCGACAGAAAGGCATTGCGGCAATCGTCGAACTCGTGAAGAAGAACAAAGCGGAACAGCCGTTTGCCGATTGGCTCAAGGACACAATGAAGGTTGAAACTCTGGACGGGTTAACCGTCGAACAATTGGGAACCGTCTATAAAGGCTTCAAAAAGTGGATTGAATCATGAAGTTTACGACTAAAGGAATACAAGTAATTAAGTCTTTCGGAGTGGGGCTGTTTGTTCCTTCTCCGAAGGACAACGAATTAAGCAAGATTCTACCGACGGAAGAATATACGGTGGAAATTAAAAAAGTATGCAAAAAAAGAAGCCTAAACGCTAACGCGTTCTGTTGGGTGCTTTGCCAACGGATTGCGGAGCATTTAAGCAAGGACGGGCAGTATTCAAGCCGTGAGGACGTGTACCGAAAGGCAATAAAAGACTGCGGACACTTCACGCCGATACCTGTACGAGCCGAAGCGGTGGAACGATTCAAAGCGATATGGGCGGCTCATGGTATTGGGTGGATTACCGAGGATTTAGGCGAAGCACGGAAGGCAAAAGGGTATAGAGTCCTTGCCGCTTATCATGGCTCGAGCACTTATGACACTGCCGAAATGACAAGGCTCATTGACTGCTTGGCTGATGAATGCAGTCAGTTAGGGATACGGCTTGAACCGCCTGAATACATGACGGCACTACTTAACGACTGGGGGCAAACAAATGATAGTCAATCAGTACGGAACGTATAAAGAACACGGACACCGACATACACGGCTGTATAACATTTGGAGCGGACTCAAAGCCCGTTGCAACCGCAAGAACAACCCTGACTATAAACTTTACGGAGCAAGAGGCATACGGGTATGCGACGAATGGAACGACTTCACAAGGTTCTACGCTTGGGCGATGTCGAACGGATACAGCGAAACGCTCACAATCGACCGTATCGACACGGACGGAGATTATACGCCGAGTAATTGCCGGTGGGTTAATTGGAAAACGCAAGCAAATAACAAGAGGAATAATCACGTGATTACGTTCCGCGGCAAACGAGCAACCTTACAACAGTGGGCGGATACGGTAGGGATTAAGGCAAATACATTGCTCTACAGACTTCGCCGAGGTTGGAGCGTGGAAAGGGCGTTGACAGAATGAACAAGAATACTAAGCAAGACCGCGAATTGTTCCGAAGAACAAAGCGGCAAGCGATTGAGAGAGATGGAAATTGCTGCGTATTGTGCGGCAAATACGGGTGCGATGTTCACCATATCGTATTCCGCTCGCAAGGCGGAAAAAGCACGCTTGATAACCTCGTATGCTTGTGCCGCGAGTGTCACAACACAAAGGCACACGGGGTCAAGGCGAAGGAGTACAGGGAGTTTTTTAAGGGGTATACCTTCGGGAAAAAATATGGCGAAACGGATTTTGATTGAAAGGAGAATGAAAATGACAGGAGAAGAAAAGTATAGATTCTTATGCCGAATGATTGAAAAAATACCTGATATGAGAAACATAAACGCAGCGAACCCTGAACCTGATGACGATTTTGAGCTTGGGTTTTCCGCGTTCTACGACAATGTAATTACGGTGATTGAGTTAATAGACAACGAGGGAAGTATAAATGGGGATTAAACGAGTAGTAGACACGTCATTTTGGACAGATGACAAGGTGCTGGAGTTCACACCTGAAGATAGGTACTTCATGCTCTATCTCTTAACCAATCCGCATACGACACAACTAGGCATTTACAGCATTTCACCGAAGGTAATGGCGTTTGAGTTGGGATATTCCGTTGATACGGTGGAACACCTGTTACAGCGGTTCGAAGGTAAATACAGCGTTATCAAACGGAAAGATAACGAAATTGCCATACGCAACTACCTTCAATACGCAATTATGAAGGGCGGCAAACCTGTTCTTGATTGTCTTGTTAAGGAGTCGAAGAACGTCAAGCATTACGAGTTATTGCAGTGGATTAAAGAAAAAAACGAGAACAAAGCGAGCATAAACGAAACCGTTCGTGTGTTCTTGTCTGAAAACGTCCGCAATGACAATGACAATGACAATGACAATGACAATGACAATGACAATGACAATGACAATGACAATGACAATGACAATGACAATGACAATGACAATGACAATGACAATGAAGTATCGTACCACGATACGTACCACGATACGTACCACGATACGTACCACGATACGTACATTCAAATTGTTGGAATGTTGAATGAGACAACAGGTAGTAGCTACAAGGCAACAAGCAAAAAGACGCAAAGCCTTATAAGGGCAAGATTGCTTGACGGCTTTACGGTTGATGACTTTAAAGCTGTCATCACGAAGAAAGCGAAAGAATGGCAAGGCACTGACATGGCACAGTATTTAAGACCCGAAACCCTATTTGGGACTAAGTTTGAAGGGTATTTGAATCAACCCGAACGGAACAATAGGCGATCGCCTATAAGCCGAGCAGAGCAAGAACGGCAAGAAGCAATAAACGTTGTGAATGAATTAATTGCAGAGTACGAAGAAGAGGAGCGACAAAATGGACAAAGTAAGCACGACGAAAGCAATAGCACCGCTTCAATTGGCTTTTAAGGGTGCATTAGAAAAAGACAGGCTACAGTTCTACGTCATGATGTTATCGGACATACCGCCTCAAATACTGGAAGTGGCAGTAAAGAAGCTGATAATGACGAACAAGTTTTTACCGTCAATCGCTGAAATACGTGAAACAGCTTACGGCATTAAAGGCACAATCAGCGGAACGGCTGCACCGGATGAATCGGAGGCTTGGGGCGAAGTCGTTAAGGCGATTCAGTCGGTTGGGTATTATGGTAAGCCGAAATTCAGCCACGAAGCCATAACAACAGCTGTTAATAACATTGGTTGGCAAGATATATGCATGACTACCTATGACGGGATGAATACATTGCGAGCACAGTTCAGACGAGCGTACCAACTAGCGGCACAACGGCAGAAGGATAACCGAGATAACGCGGTGCTTGGCATAAGTCCGAATAACGAAAAGTTGAAGCAGTTAACAGGGAACCTTGTGAAGAAGTTGAGTTAATTCAATTTATAGTTGAATTTGTGACCGAAATTCGTTTCGCTCACAAGTCAATAAACAGTTATTGCAAGCGATTTAAAGGGACTTAAAGTAGTCGAAATCGACCAGTTTGGAGAGGAGAAACAGCATGAAAAAGACAGAAAAGCGGTACATGACAATGAAAGAAGCCATGGAGTATACGGGCATGGGCGATTTGACGCTTCGGGGAATCCTGGAAAACATCGACGTATACCCGGTACAGCCTAGCGGATACGGTACACGGCGATTTATTGACAAGACAGATATAGATGAAGCGTTCCGAGTGCTGAAAGACCAAGAACGAGTTAAACGACACACACGAAACGGACGGCACCCGTTTTAATTAAGCGATTTTAGCGAAGAAAAGGAGATCTAAAAATGAACACAGTACAACTTGAAGGAAACTTGGCAAGGGACATAGAAATCAGCTTTACGAAGTCAGGCATGGCGGTAGCCCGTGGAAGCGTTGCATGTAACCGCCGCGTAAAAGACGGTAGCGAGTGGAAAGACGTTGCAGACTTTGTTCCCTTTGTAGCTTTCGACGCGTTGGCCGAGGGCATGAATGAGTGGACTAAGGGTACACGGGTGTGGGTAGTCGGACGATTCTCGACAACGAAATATGAGAAGAACGGAGAAACCCGATACTCTTCGAACGTAGTAGCGACAGGAGCGGGGACGGCAATATTCCCTTATAAGAAAAAAGACGGGAATAATTCGGGATTTAATGGATTAGGCACGGAAGTTGATGAGGAAATTCCCTTCTAGTATCGAATAAATTGAAAATTTGGCACATCTGACGAGTTTTAAAGTAGCGGACGATAAATTTATCGTACAAAACTCTAAAACTCGTTAGAAGTCAAAATACGACGAAAAAGGAGCAAGCAAAAATGGACAATAAACAAGAACGCGATGAAATAATGGAACTGGTTGAAGACATGATGAAAGAGTTCGGATTAACCGAGACGAATCTACGGAATCCGATTAACGGACAGATAGAAGAATCCGACGAGGTGCATAAGCCTAATCATTACAACTGGAGAGGAGTCGAATGCAAAGACGTTATACGGCAATTATTAGGCTCAGATGGATACAAGCGATATTGTGAAGGAAACGTCATTAAGTATTTGTATAGATATACAAGAAAGGGTACACCCACAACGGACATTGCGAAGGCTGCGGAGTATTTGCGAATGATTGCAGAAGAAGAAGCGAGGGAACAATAATCATGATTATAATCACCAACAAAAAAGTATTATCAGTACACGATTGTAAAATACGTGCAAGCTTTAGCTACATTCAAATATTCGGCGACGGCTGTATTCGTAATATTAAGCTTGATGATGAAAAAATGGCTAAAACGGCACTTCAATTAATTAAAGAAGAAGTAAAGCGGCAATCATCTTCTTGCCGTTGTGAAATTGTTATTGATATCGGTGAAATTAGGGAAAGAATCAAAACGGAAGGAGATAAGCATGAACGGACTTGAGTTAATTGGCTATGCGTGCAAGTCGGTAATGTTCTTAGTAACGGGCATGATTCTGATTATGATATACGCGGAGATGAGTAACCGATGATACGAAGCAAAAAGACAGTAATAGACGGGATTACATTCGACAGCGAGACGGAAGCGGAGTATTACGAGTATTTAAAAACGCTTGAGAAGAACAAAAAAATATATCGCTTACGCTGTCACCCGACGTTTATATTACAAGAAGCTGTTGAACGACACGGAAAGAAGTATAAAGCGATTAAATACATAGCTGACTTCGCGTACTGGAACGACGAAGAACAAACAAGCGTGGTTGTAGATGTTAAAGGGTTCGCAATGGAAGACGCAAAATTGAAGCGGAAGTTATTCGCGTATAAGTACCCGTCTTATAAGCTTGTATGGGTCGCGAAGTCGAACAAATACAGTAACACAGGTTGGATTGATTACGACGAATTACAGCGGTTAAGACGGAAGGCGAGAAGGGAGCGGAAGAATGGCACGAAGGAATAAACGACGGCATTACCAAGCCCCGCGAATAGTCATACTTGGCAAGACCGCGGAGAAGAATAATAAACCGCGAGAAGCCGCGTCACGGTGTGCGTTCTGCGGCAGACCTTTATTCCGTGAATCGGCGTGGCACTGGATATACGACGAGTTTGGCCAAAGAGTAAAGAAGTGTAACAATGAAGCAATATGTAGAGAGCGTCGAAGTCAAGAAGGCGAGGACGCGTATATTACGGCGGTGACAGGTAGAAGGCCTAAACACGAAGAATACGAAGAACAGGAGGAAGAATGAACGGACGTGAATATCTTGAGTATGTGAGAAGTTTAAATGTACGGCTGAGAATAAAAGAAGATCGCATTGAGCAACTACGTAAAGACATATGTACACTACAGGCAATCGACTACAGCAAGGATAGGATAAGCGGAACGAGTTCATCGGATATAAGCGATAAGATTATCCGGCTCGACGAGTTAATAAGCAAGACTTCGACGGAGTGGGACAGACTTATAGACGAACGGGAACGAGCCGAACAGTTAATTAATTCGCTGTTTGACGTGTATGAGAGACGAGTATTACAGTTAAGGTATGTGTATTGTAAGGGTTGGAACACGGTTGAAGACGGATTGAACATGTCACACGGTCAGACGTTTAGAATACACAAGCGAGCCTTGCTACACTTCAACGAATTATATAGAAGAGGATACAAAATGGTACACGGTGATACTGAATGATACAGGCGGTATGCGGTATACTGTATGTGTAAAACGTGCGTAAGCACAATGCCACATTATTATTGTAGTAGTTTTATTTACAGATGGGCGACTCTTAACGGGGTCGCCCTTTGCCGTGTAAGGAGTATTCATGGTAGAGAAAAAGACGCAAGTCCGTTGTTATAGTGCTGACTGCCTTAACAATCATAACGGGATATGCTCTGCTAACAGAATCAAGATAGGCGGTACGGGACGGTGCAAAGACTACGTCGCAGCCACTCATGTTATGAATACTTCCAGATACGGCGGCAACGGGAAAGTATGAGCATAAAAGAAGATTTATACTCGTTCGCGGGAGTAAAACAGCATAGCGAGTTTGAAGTGTGGTTGCGTTCAATCTTATTTGACAGAGAGAAGCGGGAAAATTTTTATCGGTCTATTGTTCGAACAGACTGGGGAAAGAACGTCGGAGAAGATAGCTTTAAGGGATACTTCGAAGAATACGCAGCTGAACGCAAGGCAAATAAGCAAGATTATACGCCTGAATCAATCGCGATATTAACGGCATTAATCACAAGGAATAACGCCGAAAACATGAGACGGTGCGATTATTCGGCGATAGACCCAACGGCGGGAACAGGGTCGCTTATAATTAGACGGTGGTGGGATGACTGCTTGCAGACGACGATATTCAAGTATCGTCCGCATGACTTCTTCTACTACTGCGAAGAAATGGCAGACAACGCAATTCCGTACCTTCTTCACAATCTCGCACTAAGGGGAGTGAATTGTATCGTTGTTCATGGTGATTGTTTAGAGCGAGAAATTAAAAATATATACTTCGTGCAGAACGCACAAGATGACTGTATGACCTTCTCGTCAATTAACGTAATGCCTCGCAACGACCTTGTAACGAAAGAGTTCAATGTGCGGAAGTGGGTCGGCGAGGGAATCGACCATATAGAAGATGATCCGGAAAGTGTTCGATATGTTCCGGGTGGTGAAATGACGCACAAGGCGTTAAAGGTGAATGAAGATTATGAGAAGGGAATAAAGCCGTACGTAAAACTACACACGGCAACACTTAAAGACATAGCCGAAATAGAAAGAGCGAAAGCAAAAAAAAGTATATCCTCCGGGAACGATAATAATACAGATGTCAGCGACTCGGGGGCAAATCGGTATGCTGACATCAAGTGGTGAAGTTATGACACATTACGCAGTGATACAATTCATTGATGGCTTTAATCCTGAATATATGTTCTACTACTTAAAGCACACGGCACATAGACACTTTAGGCGAGTACAAGAAGGCTTAAACCTGACACTGGATAACATTAACACTATTCCGATAAGCAACTGGGTAATGTGGTTAGGCTTAGGAGTAACCCCGTGCTAAGGGCATGCCCCCACTGCGGGGGGATACACAAGGGGGACTGTCCGAATAAACCTAAGCGAGATTACAGAAGAGAACGAGGGAACGAATCGGACAGCCGAAGGAAGGAACGAAAATTCCGAAGCAGTAAGGAATGGCAACAAGCAAGAGCCGAAGTCTTAGAGAGAGATAAGCACTTATGTAGGCTGTGTTTAGAAGAGGACGGATATATAAGTGTAGGACAAACGCTCGACGTTCACCACATAGAGCCATTACATAAAGCATGGAGTAAACGGACAACATTAAGCAACCTTATAACACTATGCAAGGCACATCACTATAAAGCAGACCACGGGGAGTATAGTCCCGGTACCCTAAAGGCACTGGCGGTATCCCCCCTAGGGATAGGGAAAGAAAAGTAGGGAAAAGCCCAAGACT